CAACGGATTCGTCGGCACTGAAGCTGAATGGCTTGATTCTCTTGTTGGCCCAGAAGGTCCTGAAGGACCACAGGGTGATACCGGTGCTACTGGGGCCACAGGAGCAACTGGCTCTACCGGAGCCACAGGTGCCACTGGCCCAGCTGGTCCCGCGGGAGGTATCACGCCACTTTCAGGTAAGTGGTCTACCGTTCCATTTGGTCCAGTTGGATCAACCCTTACCCTTGGAACCAATTCAGAATTTTGTGTGCCTCTACCGATTGCAGCTGACGGGGCAATTACTGATATTTCAATAGATGTAGCGACTGCTGCCGGTGCTGGCGGAAAAGTACGTCTAGGTATTCGACTCGGGAACTCCAGCAATCGCCCTGGCGCCTCGAGCCTGTCGCAAGATTATGGACAGGTGTTCGATAGCACAACTACCGGCGTGAAAACGTATACATTGCCGTCGGCGTATAGTGTTACCGCAGGAACAGTTATTTGGATTACGGTAACAGGTCAAGTTGCTGGGTGTAGCCTGCGTTCAATCGGTGCAACGAATCCTTATACATACGCAAACAGTGCGCCGAGTGGTACAGGAAACGTCGGTTCTATCTTGCAAACTGGCGTCAGTGGGGCACTACCAAGCAACTTTACATTCAGCACGGATGACATTGGTGCTCGCGTTGGTATCAAGTGGCAGTGAGGAGGTGAAATGAGCCAAGTTGTTATCGTCGCAATACCTGCTAAAGACGATTACGTCTGGCAGATCTCAAGTGACAAAGTGCCTCATATGACGTTGATGAATCTCGGCGATCAAGTGAGCGATGCGAGCGCAATCAAGATAACGCGATATCTGGATCACGTTGTCAGAACCTCAATGCAGCGTTTCGGCATGGACGTCCTTCGTCGAGGTACGCTTGGCGTCAAAGAAGCGGATGTTCTCTTCTTCGGAAAGCACAATTCGAAGATGTTGGAAACCATTCGCGGCTACTTCCTCACGAATCCCGAGATCTACAAGGCGTACCATTCCACTCCGCAGTTTGAAATGTTCACTCCTCATCTGACGCTTGGATTTCCAGACAATCCAGCCAAACCGGATAAAAGGGATAGTCCAGGCACATTTTGGGTGAACTTCGATCGGATAGCTTTGTGGACTGGTGATTTTGAAGGTCCGGAGTATGAGCTTCCGGCTCAACATGAAATGAGCGATCTGGCTATGGGTGATTCAGTAGTCGATTTCCTCGCGCATTTCGGTGTGAAAGGAATGAAGTGGGGTGTACGCCGGACCAAAACTTCCACCTCCACATCTGACGATGCGCAACGAGCAACTGAAATTCGAAGCAAAGTAAAGTCAGGTGGTACTAAAGCTCTCTCGAATAGAGAGTTGCAGGATTTGATTACTCGTATGAATCTGGAACAACAATACGGTCGATTGAATCCGTCCAAGTTTCAGAAAGGCGCGAAAGTTGTCTCCGACATTCTGCAACTTGGAGGAACCATCAACCAAGCCGTTGCGATTGCTAACTCTCCCGCGGGGAAAGCAATTCGAAATGGTTTGAGTAAGAAGTAGAAAGGAGGGTTGACGATAGTGCTATCGAATAAAGCGACGCCGATCTACTACGGTCAGTTTCGTGACGCGGTAATCCGTGGCGAAATCCCGGTCAATCGGGAAATCGCGATGGAGATGAATCGCATCGATGCGCTCATCGCCAACCCGAACATCTACTATGATGATCTGGCGGTTGAGGGTTTCATCCTCTACTGCGAGAACGAACTGACATTGACCGACGGTAGTGATTTGCATCTTCTTCCGTCGTTCAAGTTGTGGGCAGAGCAGATCTTCGGTTGGTATTACTTCGTCGAACGTAGTGTGTATGTTCCATCGGAAGATGGACACGGTGGAAAATACGTCAATAAGATCATCAAGAAACGATTGACGACGAAGCAATACTTGATCGTAGCTCGAGGTGCTGCAAAGTCAATGTACGCGGTGTGTATTCAAAGTTACTTTTTGAATGTCGACACATCGACTACACATCAAATCACTACAGCACCAACCATGAAGCAAGCTGACGAAGTGATGTCTCCGTTCAGAACGGCTATCACGCGCGCGCGCGGACCGCTGTTCAAGTTTTTGACGGAAGGCTCACTTCAAAACACCACAGGTTCTCGGTGGTTGAGACAGAAACTTGTCTCAACAAAGAAAGGTATCGAGAACTTTTTGACAGGCTCGCTTCTCGAAGTACGACCGATGTCGATTGCAAAGCTTCAGGGACTCCGTCCTAAGGTTTCAACTATTGACGAATGGCTGTCTGGAGATCTTAGAGAGGATGTAGTTGGCGCAGTTGAACAAGGAGCGTCGAAACTTGACGATTACTTGATCGTTGCGATAAGCTCGGAAGGAACTGTCCGGAACGGTAGCGGCGATACCATCAAAATGGAACTCGCTGACATCCTTAAGGGAGAGTACCTTGCGCCCCATGTTTCGATCTGGCACTACAAACTCGATGAGTTGGAAGAAGTTGCCAACCCAGCGATGTGGCCTAAAGCAAATCCGAACATCGGTAAGACCGTCTCGTACGAAACATACCAGCTGGATGTCGAACGTGCCGAGAAAGCGCCGGCCTCGCGGAATGACATTCTAGCAAAACGGTTCGGAATTCCAATGGAGGGTTATACATACTTCTTTACGTATGAAGAAACCCTTCCGCATCGCCCAAGAGAGTTTTGGGAGTTGCCTTGTGCTCTTGGTGCCGACCTGTCGCAAGGCGATGACTTCTGTGCCTTCACATTCTTGTTCCCGTTGCGAAAAGGTTTTGGCATAAAGACTCGGAGCTACATCACATCTTTGACGTTGATGAAGTTGCCGGGTGCAATGAGAGCGAAGTACGACGAATTCGTTAACGAAGGAAGTCTACACGTTCTCGAGGGAACTATTCTTGACATGATGGAGGTTTACGAAGACCTCGATCATTTCATTGAAGAACAGAAGTATGATGTTCGTGCCCTTGGTTACGACCCATACAATGCCAAAGAATTCGTTACTCGATGGGAAGCCGAGAATGGTCCTTTTGGTATCGAGAAAGTTATTCAAGGTGCAAGAACTGAATCCGTACCTCTTGGTGAGTTGAAGATTCTCAGTGAAGAACGACTTCTGATCTTTGATCAAGCATTGATGACATACGCAATGGGTAATGCCATCACAATCGAAGATACGAATGGTAACAGAAAGCTTTTGAAGAGACGATACGACGAGAAGATTGACAACGTGTCAGCTCTCATGGACGCCTATATCGCATGGAAGGCCAACAAGGAGGCGTTTGAGTGACATGGATTCCCTAATCTAACAGCGAAAGGGGGTGCATAGGCATCCATGTTTATCTCTCGCCTTAGAAGAAGTCTCAGGCATGCTTGGAATGCATTCAAAGATGGGGATGCAACCAATCGTGAACTGGCCTTTACTTCTGGTAATGCGATATATGGAAATCGTCCAGATCGAAACAGACTTCGATTTTCAAACGAAAGATCAATCATTGCGTCGATTTTTACTCGTTTGAGTATCGATGTTGCTTCGCTCGACATTCGCCATGTTCGTCTCGACGAAAACAAGCGATATGCCGAGGATATTGACAGTGGACTGAACAATTGTTTCACTGTCGAATCAAATCTGGATCAAGGACCCCAACATCTCGTGCAGGACATCGCCTTGACGCTTTTCGATAAAGGCACATGCGCGATTGTTCCGGTTGATACAACGATCGATCCAAACGTTTCCGGGGGTTTTGATATTAAAACCCTCCGCGTTGGGGAAATCGTTACTTGGTATCCACAGCATGTTCGTGTGAGCGTCTACAACGAGAAGAAAGGATTCCGAGAAGAAGTCACGTTGGATAAGAAGTTCGTGGCTATTGTCGAGAATCCTTTGTATTCGGTCATGAACGAGCCGAATTCAACGCTTCAACGGTTGATTCGTAAGTTGAATCTTCTCGATGTGGTGGATGAGCAATCGAGTTCAGGAAAACTCGATATGATTATCCAGTTGCCATACGTTATCAAGAGCGAAGCTAGGCGTCAACAAGCAGAGCAGCGTCGAAAAGACATCGAATTTCAGTTGAAGGGAAGTCAGTATGGCATTGCCTATACTGATGGAACAGAAAAGATCACTCAACTGAATCGTCCGGCAGAAAACAATTTGATGAAGCAAGTTGAGTTCCTGATCAACCTGTTGTACAGTCAACTTGGTCTCACGCCGGCTGTTATGGACGGAACTGCTGATGAAGCGACTATGCTCAATTACTTCAACCGAACGATTGAGCCAATCGTCAACGCAATCGTCCAATCGATGCGCCGGGCGTTCCTAACAAAGACCGCTCGATCGCAGAATCAATGGATTCTGTTCTTCCGTGACCCGTTTAAACTCGTTCCTGTGACACAAATCGCCGAAATTGCAGATAAGTTCGTGCGAAACACTGTCGCAGCGCCGAATGACATTCGAACGGCTATCGGTTGGAAACCAAACAAGGATCCGGAAGCCGACAAACTCAAGAATCCAAACATGCCGGCTCCGTCGGAGCCTGGGAATTCTCCACCAACAAAACCGGAAGGGGGAACCAGTCAAAATGAAGCCTGATTTTGGAGGCTACGTTACGAAGGCTGGTCTCAAGTGCACCGACGGACGGACTATCAGTTCAGACGCTTTCAAGCAC